GTGATCTAATAAATAAATACTATCAAAGAGAACAGAATAAAAGAGAGAATGAGTTATTAAGATTAAAAGGTGAAGAAAGCGATAGAATGAATGGGCTATTGGAATTAAAAAGAAATGAACAAGCATTAGATGAACAAAAATTTGCTTATGGAGCATATAATGATGAGGTAGGCAGACAACTTGCTTTAAAGCTTAAAGAGATTGAAAATAAGAATGCTATAGATAAGGAAATGTCAAAGTATAAATATATACAAGGTATTGAGGATGCAAATAAGAGAAAAAGGGATATGATGTTAAGATCTATTATAGATATTCAACAGAGGAATAAGAATGGGTCTGGAGTAGTGGTAGATCTTTATCATCCTGAGGTACAAGCACTAACTAAAAAATTTAGTCCAGTAGATGTTATGAATGCTTTTAATACTATTAGTGGATTTAATAAACCAGGATATGGTAACAATATTGTAAATGGTGGTAATGGTGCAGTAAGGAATGGTAATGCAGGGAATATTAATTATACTCGTTACTCTGGCAATGCATTAGCTGGGAGATAGCTAAATAGAAAAGGAAAAGGATGGAAAGAAAGGTTTTGAAGTGTATAGTAAATTTCTTTTTATATCTATTTATTGGATTTTTACTATTAGGTATATTTATAAAAATAGAGTATAAAAATAAAACTGGAAAGGATGTTATCGGAATGTTTGAACTTAGTGCTTCTGATTTTTTAGAAAAATACAACAGAGAGAAAGAGTTAGAAAATTTAGCAACTATATATGATGCTCATAATATGTTATTAAGTAATGGAGGGAATGAGAAAGATTATATAGGAACATATATGAATGCTAATAAAGCATTTAATGCTGGTACAGCAGAGTTTAATAGAAATGTAGAAGCATTTGCAGCTTTGGATTATGATGAGTTGTATCAAAGAGAGATGCAAGATGTTAAAAGGAGATTTGGGAATTTAGTAGGGCCATTGACTAGAGAGTTTCTTATAAAATCTGGATTAGAGGGATATAGTGAAGATGAGATGTTTAAGGGAGTAAAAGAGATAAATCCTGATTTTACTGATAAAGATGCTTGGGATATGGTAAAAGATTTCAAACCATATATGGATAAAGATGTAAGAGATTTTACTGCCAATAGAATATCTTCTTATCTTGATAAACAATATACAGCTAAATTAGATCTTCTTAATAAAATAAGTAAAGACTACACAGAGACACTTAAAGGGACAAAGAAAGAAAGTATAAAAGCTAATGAAGTGTTTGATACCCTTAAAGGTAAGAGTGCTAAAGAAAGGGCTTTGATTAGTTCTGTGTTAAATACCCTTAGTTTAGATGATATAAAAGCAATAACTCAAGATAAAGGGAGTGAAGGATATAATAATTTTATGAATTTTCTAAGTAATTTAGGAGATAGTACTGATAGCACTATAGATGCTATAAATAAACATTCTGCTATGTTTGCTCCTGTTAGTTCTAATATAGGTGGTAGCTTTTTAGAGAGTGTAATTAGCCAACATAAGGGTGATGATGGATTATATAAAGTAATTAAAGATAATCCAAATATGCATAATATTAGTAGAGAAAATATAGTATATGATAGAGATGGTAATCCTACATTTTTATATAAGAATGCTGTAGATATTCGTAAGATGAGAGATTATATTCAAAAATATAAAGAGGTAGAAAGAATGCTTCAAGGTGTTAGAAACTTAGATCCTTTAATAGATTTTCAGAAGAAATAAGTTAATAATAACTAGATATAATATATTTATCTTAACAGCTAAGGGCTAAAATGCAAAAAGTTATTATAAGGAATTTAGGACCTATTAAAGAGTCTCAAATAGAACTTAAAGAGTTTATGGTATTTATAGGAGATAGTGGAACTGGTAAGAGTATAATATTAAGAACTATAAGCTTACTAAAATGGATCTATAAAAAAATGCAATATAAAGCTATATTAAAACATTCAAAAATTAATAGTGATGTATTAAGATTTAGACTCGATAGGCTTCTTAAGAATTCTATGTTGGATGATTTTTTTACAAAAGATAGTTATATAGAATTTATAGAAAATGGTAAAAGTATAATTATTATAGAAAATTCTAAATTAAAACCACAATATAATAATATAAATACAGATACCCTTTTAGTTGGGAAGATAGCATTTTTAAATGATATAAGATCTTCTTTAGCTGAGATATTATCTAGCCCTAGTGGTAAAAGAGCTAAATTCTCATATTATACCTATGATATGGTAGAGAATTTCTATGAGAGTTTAGATCGCTTTAAGGAGTTTAAATTAAATAGTTTTGATCTGACATTAACTCGTAAGAAAAGAGTAGGATATGAGAGTATCCATTTAGTAAAAGATAATAAGAGCATTAAATTTGAAAATGCCTCTTCAGGAGAAAAGAGTATATCAATTATTGAATTGATATGTAGCTATTTTGCTAATAATTATGATTTTGCTAATGGATTTTCAAATAGTTTATTAGAGTTAGTAACTCAAAAATTGAGATAGATAATATAGTAAATTTACAAGAGTATATCCAAAAGAAAAGTTTTAAGAGTTTTATGAGTATATTTATAGAAGAGCCAGAAGTAAATCTATATCCACAAAAGCAACAATCAATAACTTACTTTTTATCTAAAATTCAAAAATTACAAAATAGACCACAAATAATATTATCTACTCATAGTCCTTATATCTTAACTTCTTTAAATAATCTTTTATATGCTGGTATGGTGGCTAATAAGATAGATAATAAAGATAGAGTATATAATATAGTAAATAAAGATTATATACTAAATGCTAAAGATTTTGGAGCTTATTTATTAGAATATGGAAAAGCAATAGATATTATAGACAAAGATACTGGATTAATAGATGCTAATAGAATAGATCAAGCATCTGAAGATATCCTAAATACCTTTGAAAGATTATGTGAAATAGATGAATAGATTACTTAAAATTGATAAACTTATAAAACAAAGAACAGATAAGATAATAACTTGTAGTGAGTTAAATAAGGAGTTAGTTTTTGAGTGTAATGGTATTTTATTTACTCTTATAAAAGTAGATGATAAAACAAATATACTTTTAAATAATCAAGATATAAGATGTGATTATATCATTACCTCAAATAACACTAATGAAATAGCTTTATTTATAGAATTAAAAGGTAGTGATATATCTCATGCATTTAGACAAATTCAAACTATGAAAGATAGATTTTCAAAAGAGTATTTAAAAGTGTATGGAGCTATAATCTATAGCGGATCCCCATTTAGAACAATAATTCAAAATTCTATCCAAAAAGCCAAAAAGAGTGGATTTAAAAATGTATTTGTGAATAGAAGTAGTTTAGTATTAAAATATATTAAGAATGAGATCAAGAAGTAGATATTAAAGATAAAATAGATATAATATAAACCATTAAATTATTCTGGTAATATATAGATAAAAAGATATTAAAAAATCAAGGTAAGAATACGACTAATCTAGGTTTAAACTAATATAATACTTCTATCTTAATATCTACGGATATTTACTAAGCCTCTTAATGAGGCTTGGAATTTTGATATAAAAATTAAAATCTCTTATATAATAAAAATGGTTGGTAGCTATTTGTTAGCACCAACACCTGCAAGATAGGCGAAAACACCTGTAAAAGTATTGCTTAGAAGTCCAAGCCCTAATGTAGTATCACCATTAATAAGTAGATAAAGGCCTGTACCTCCAAGAGCAACAGCAGCAAAAACACCTACTAAAAAGGACTTGTTCCATTTATCTTTTGAAATTTCGCTTTGAAGTTTAGCAAACTCAAACTGCCGTTCATTATCTTCACTTGTAGCTTTTATCTGTGCTAGAGCTGTTTGTTGTTTACTTTTTCTATCTTTGATATAACCTCACCAACTCTTTCTAGTGCTTCATGGCTTATATCATCAACTACTTGCGGAGTTATGGTTTCATTGTTAGTAACCATATTTTCCCTTTGTATTTATTAAAAAGCTATTTTGTTGTTGTGTCTTAAGACCTAATGAGCTTTTAATAATGGCTAATTCAATCGGCTCAACTTCTAAGCTTAATCCTTTATAATTTTTATACACTACTTTCACAACTTGGGAATTTGTAGTCTTTTGCAGTGATTTTGCTTGTCTAAATATATCTAAGTTTAGCATTTTCAACCCCTTAACTTGTATGATAATATAATACACTAAAACATATTAAAATATATTAAAACCTCATATTAAAAATGACACAATTTTAATCTATTTACCTATATTCTATAGCTCTTATATTTTAACTTTATTTTAACTATTATATAATTTAAGATTGTTTATATCTTTTGATTTATCTTTTGTAGTTATTAATTTATAAGTTACAAAAGCTCCTAGTATTAAAGTTATTGTTAGTATTAAAGTCTGACCATTCGTTATTTATTCTTTATCCTATGGTTTTAATTAGTTCATACATTTAATTTATCATTGTGATTTTTATAGCATTCTACTAATTTATACTTCATTTTTATTTAATATTCAGATTCTTTTAATTTAATAGAAACAAATTTATTACATTTTTATTTAATTTTTATGGTATAATTTCTTTTAGTTTTCATTTTAAAGTAAATTTAAGGATTAAAATTGATATCTAATAATGCTCACTCTAAATCTAATACTTCTCCACTTGACTCTAAAGAGGGAGTAAAAATAGTAGTTAACAAAAGTGAAATTTTAAGAACTTTGAAAGCTGACTTTGAAGCTTCTAAGAGATTAAAAGAGAGAAATGATATTAAAATCAGTACTTGGAGAAGAGAGTATAATGGTGAGTTATATGGAAATGAGAAAAAGAATAGAAGTAAGTTTGTATATAGACTCATTAAAAAACAGAGTGAATGGCAACACGCTGGGTTAGTAGATCCTTTCGTATCAACTCCTGATATTATAAAAGCTAAACCAGTTACTTGGGAAGATAAAGAGGTTAGTCCTAAAATAGAGATACTTTTAAATACTCAGTTTTGTAGGCAGTTTGATAGATTTAACTTTATGAATAAAGCTATTAAAGTTTTAGATCAAGAAGGAACTGTAGTTATAAGAACAGGTTGGGAGTATAAAGAGAAAGTAATAAAAGAACAGATAATGGTAAAAGAGCCTAATCCTGATTTTATTGCTTTACAAGAACAAGCTATGGCTATAGGGGCTAATCTAGAGCAGATAACTCCTATGGTAGAACAATCTCACAATAGTTTAGCTATGATTGAAGAGCAAGGTCTAAGTATAGATCAAGCTGTAGCTAGTGGATTAATAGATCCACAAGTAGCAGCTGGTGCTAGTGAGATGATAAATGAAGCTACTAGGTTAGAAGAGCAATTACAAGCAATACAAGAACAACTACAATCAATCCCGCAAACTATAGAAGTACCACAAATAATAGAGAGAGTAAAAGCAGTAGTAAATAAACCTACTGCTATGGTATGTAGAAATGAAGATATATTTATAGATCCTACTTGTCAAGATAATATGGATAATTGTCAGTTTATAATCTATAGATATGAGACAGATATGACTACTCTTAAAAGAGCTGGTATATATAAGAATTTAGATAAAGTATCTCATAGCTTAAGAGATAGTGAGTATGTATCCCAAACTAGAGGTGGTGAAGGATACGATGATTCTTTTGAATTCTCTGATATAGCTAGAAAGAAAATAGTAGTTTATGAGTATTGGGGTAACTATGATGTAGATGGAGATGGAGAGGCTGAACCTATAGTATGTTCTTGGATTAATGATGTGATAATACAATTAAGAGATAATCCTTTTCCTGATAAACAACCTCCATTTATTGTAGTACCTTTCAACTCTATTCCTTTTAGTTTATATGGTGAGAGTAATGCTGAATTATTAAGTGATACTCAAAAGATACAAACAGCTATTATAAGAGGACTTATAGATAATATGGCTATGAGCAATAATGGTCAAAAAGGTGTAAGAAATGGAGCTTTAGATGAATATAATAGAGTTAAGTTTTTAAATGGTGAGAATTTTGAATTTAATGGTAGTCCTAGTGATTTCTATGATGGGCATTTTAATGAATTTCCAAGTTCTACATTTAATATGTTACAAATGCTAAATGCTGAAGCAGAGAGTATAACTGGTGTTAAGAATTTCTATCAAGGTATGCATACTAATTCTTTAGGTGGAGCAACTACTGCTACTACTAATGCTATTATGGATAGTGCTGCTGCTAGAAGGCTTAATATCGTAAGAAACATATCTGAAAATATGGTTAAACCTATTTTAAGAAAATGGTTAGCTTATGATGCTGAATTCTTAGATGAAGAGACACAATATAGAATAACTAACGAGGAGTTTATATGGCTTAAAAGAGATGACTTAGGAGCTAGAATAGATATTGATCTAGCTATATCAACAAGTGAAGATAATAGAGCTACAGCTAGTGAGCTTAGTTTCATACTACAAACTATTGGACCTAGTGAAGATCCAAACATCAGAAAGATGATTATAGCTGATATATGTGATTTGTATAAAAAACCTGAATTAGCTAAAAATATTAGAGAATACAAGCCTCAACCTGATCCTTTAAACCAAAGGCTACAAGAACTTCAAATACAAATGTTAGAAGCTCAAATAGCTAATGAAAGAGCTAAAGGTGGTAGAGCTGAAATAGACTCTAAATTAAAAGAAGCTAAAACTCAAGTAGAATTAGCAAAAGCATCAAATATAGAATCTAATACTGATAGTACTGATTTGGATTATTTACAGAAATTCTATGGAGTAAATGAGAAAGCTAAACAAGCTAATGCTTTAGAGATGGCAGCTGCGAAACATCAGTTTAATATGGATAGAGATAATTTAAAACTCTTAGAAAATATATCAAAAAATAAATTTATATAAAGGTTGATAATGAATAAAAATGATGTATTGCTATCTGTAGATAATGCTACAGAAGAAAAAATACAAATGGTAGAAGCATTAGAACGACTGGAAAAAAATAGAGATTTTCAAAAAGTTATTCTTGAAGGGTATATGAAAGATGAGGTTCTAAGAGCTAATAGTTTGTTAGCTAATCATACTATTAAAGCTCAAGGTAAAAGAACAGATATTATAGAGATGTTGGTAGCTGTATCTACATTTGGAGAGTATTTAGAGACTATTAGAACTCTAGGTGCTTCAGCTAGATACCAAAAAGCTAATCCAGTTAGTGTAGAGGAGTAGTATATGGATTATGATAATATGACTACTGAAGAGTTAGAAAAAGAATTTCAAAAAGCTAAATTTGAAGAGAATAAATCTAAAGAGGAGGTGGATAATGGCTTGTTGCTCGAAACGCAAAAAGAAAAAATAAGTTCTGAAGATGATTCAGAAGATAATGTATCAATGGAAGAATCCCTTGATACCAATACAGAGAATAATATAAATGATAATGATGATAGTATAGAATATGAAAGAAGTGATGATAATACCACAGAAGAACCACTAGTAACACAGAATGGGGAAGTTACACAGGAATCTGTAAATAGTGATTTATATACCATTAAAGCTAATGGTAAAGAATATGATATGAGTATTGATGAGTTAAAGCAAATGGCTTCTAAAGGTATGGATTATGTAAAGAAAACAACTGCTTTAAAACCATATCGAACTATGATAGCAGCTATGCAAGAAAATAATATATCTCCTGAAGATCTAAATATGCTAATAGATCTTAAAAAAGGTAATAAAGAAGCTATTTCTAAACTTATAAAAGATAATAATGTTGATACTTACGATCTCCCTGAGGGAGATAATTATAAACCTACAGAGTATAGAAAGAGTGAAGAATCTTATGAAATAAATGAGATTATTAAGACTATTTCTGAAGATAGTGAATTTAGCCGAACTTCAAATATCTACTCTAAATTAGATGAGAATTCTAAACAAGTTATTAGTAGTAATCCTACTATGCTTTCAGGATTACATCAGGATGTGAAATCAGGTTTATTTGATAAGGTACTTCCATATGCTGAGAAAAGAGCTATGATAGATGGATTTTCTCAACCATTTTTAAAATACTATATAGAAGCTGGTAGTGAGTATTTAAAAAACAATACTCCTAAACCTAACCCTATCAAATCTCAATCTTCTCCAACTAATAAGGATAATAAAATAGCAGCTGCTTTGCCATCTAGTAGAGCTGATAAGAAGAGTGCTATTGATTATTTAGATGAAGAGATAAATGATGAAGATTATTACGCTTGGAGAAAAAAATTACAAAGAGTATATTAAAATAGAAAGAGGGTAATAAATGAGACACGAATATAAACAAGGTAATAACTCCACTCATGGAGAAAATGTATATATAAAGTATTATGATAGAGCTGGTATAGAAGCAGCTAATGCTATCAATGTATATCAACAATTTGCTGATAAGAGAGAGATGCCAACTAAATATGGTAAAGAATATACTGTATCAAGATGGTTTAGACATTATGATAGAGATATAAATAGTCCTGAATTTGTTAAATTTGGATTTATCTCTAGTAGATCATTAGAGGATGTTAGTGGTGGATTTGCTACTTTAAGACTTAATGAAGGTGCTGATAGTGGCGAGTTAGTCAATCTTAAAAAGATTGTATTAAAAACTAATCTAAATAGATATGGTGCTATGCTAACTTATACAGATGAAGTAGACCTATTTAGTAATGACGATATTCAAGTTAGATATAGAGAAGAGCTAGGAGAGCACGCTAATCTACTTTATGAAGATTTAATACAAAATGATATGCTAGGTACTAATACTGTTATGTACTCAGGAGCTGCAACTAGCTTAGCTACTATGGGTGTAGGTATTACTGCTGATGGAACTTTGGATCACGAGTATAAAATTAGTTATGATTTTATTAGAAGATGTGAAATGAAACTTCTAAGAAATAGAGCTGAAAAAACTACAAGTATTGTAACAGGTAGTAATAAAGTAGGTAGCTCTCCAGTTAATGCTGCTTACTATGCTATTGTAGGGCCTGAAGTTAAATTTGATTTAGATCTACTTACTCGTGGTAAGGATATGGAAAAAGAATTTGTATTTGTACCTGCTTATAAGTATGCTTCAAGTACTAATTTAGCTGAGAATGAGATAGGACAACTACATGATACTAGGTTCGTACTTAGTGAAACTGCTATGGTATATCGTGGTAAAGGTCAAGATGTCCCTACTGGTTATGTAGGTGAGCTAAGCTATACAGGTGAGATTGGCAAGGGAGCTAAATTTGATGTATTCCCTGTGCTTTATCCAACTAAAGGTAGTTTTGCTACTGTCGGTTTAAAAGGACATAATAAGATTGTTTTCCATTCTAAATCTCCTGATCAAGTAGAACACTCTAATCCATTTGGAACTAAAGGATTCTTTAGTTACAACTTCTGGTATGCTGGTGTTATCACTCAAGAAGAAAAACTTCTAAAAGGTTTAGTGTTAGCTTCTCGCTAATACAATATCCCCTTAAATCTAAGGGGATTTAAAAATTAATATAAGGATATAATATGGTAAATAAAAAATCAGTTCAAGTAGAAAATGCAGATATAATAGAGAATGTAGAGATAAAAGAAAAAGAGATAGTAGAGACTAAAAAGAGTATGGCTCAAATAGCTAAAGAGGCTGAAAAAGCTGCTAGAAAACTAAGAAGAGTCATTGTTCATTATAATGATCCTAAGGATTCTCATCTAGTAACTTCTGCTTATGCTAATTGTGATAACTCTTATTTTTCAATAGGTAAGATAATTCCACTAGATACTTCAATAGAGTTAGAACAAGCTTTATGTGATAATTTAGAAGAAGCTAAGATACAAGTTCATATTCCTGATCCAAAAGGTAGTGGAAATATGAGTGTTAAACTAATTAAAAAATACTCTGTTGTATATGAGGATTAATAATGGTTAGTTGTACTTATACACCTACAGATAAAGCTGATATATCTATGGATATAAATATCCTTACTAATGGGAATAAAGTAAAAAATGGGCAATTCTTTGAATGGAAAGGTAGTGCTATCCTTGATAAGCTTATTAGTGTTTTAGGTAAGAATATTGAGATACAATTTGATAATGGTAGAATACTTGGTAATGATTTTGCTTCTGCTTATATCCAAATGCTTCAAATTGCTTCTACTCAAGCTATGGCTTGGATACAACTAAGTAAGGATCTATCTTTAAAACAAAGAGATTTAGACATTAAAGAATCACTCAATGAAGTAGAGACTTGTGTAAAGAATAAACAATTAGCTTTACAAGAAACTAAAACAAATAGTGAAATTAAAGTAGCTGATAGACAAATAGCTGGGTATGATGATAACTTAGTTATCAAACTTCTTCAAGCTCAACTTGATGCTTTCTCTCTTATTTTTAGTTCTGGTATGGTGGATCTAGGTGATGGAGATAATGCTCTTGGACCACTACATAGAAGTAATTTAACAGAAACTTACAATTTACTTAGAAAAAGAGTTAAATAGTTTATGGGGTCTAGTAAGCATGTAGATTGGCATTTTACACTATATAGTCCAGTTGTAAATACAGAATATGATGGTACTATAAAGGTAAATAGTGCTAAAAACAATCTATATCCTTTAGAGACCTCTGCTTTAAAATCACTAATACAAAACTCCTTTAATGGGGTTAATAGTAGTGATAATATGAAATCTGTTCTTAAGAATTTAAGAGAAGTTTATAACTTAGGGATGTCAAGAAAACTCCCTACTTATCGTAAAGTAACTAATAGTGTAAAAACATTAGATATAGATAAAGTTAAAAAATACTATGGTTCTGATGTAATTACTATATCTGATGATATATATTCAGAAATTTTTAAAGATTATATAAAGCAGATATCAAATGGAGAGATGAATAATCTTGAGGATTTTTTGGCAAATTATCAGATATTATCTATAAAGAAGCTAAGAAATTTATAATTCAAAAGAATATTGATAGTGGTTTATTAAACAATGTAAGGAATAAAAATGTAGCTAATCATTTTTTTGGACTTGTTACTCCCATAGTAGATGTGAGTAATATAGCAGCTGCATTAGAAAAAAAGATATTAAATGGGGGATATATTCATTGGCTAGATAACTTTACTAATGTACCTGTTTATAATTTAGGGCAGTTTTCTAGAATGGATTACGAATATTTAGGTGAGAATATATTTAGGGTTAAAGTAGCAGCTACTACCTTAGTTGAAGGAAAGGTTTATCGTAGTTTTTATGATGATAATGGTAGAGTGAAGGGTTATACTTACTCTCTTTCTTCTTATGAAAAAACATTTGTTATCACAAAAGATACAGAATTTCCTGAGTATTGTAAAGTTCTATTTGATATGATAGATAATGAAGAATTTAGGTTAGCTAAATTAGAAGATGGAAGAGTAGTTTATATTCCTATGAATGATAATAAATTTTTTACTATCTTTACTAAAAGAATAGAATTCTCTCCTACAATAGCTTTAAAAGGAATTCGTTTAGATGAAAAGTCTGCTAAATATACAAATTTGATAAGAGAAAAATTAAATATACAAGAGAATAAATTCAAAAAAAAGAATAGAGAGAGTAAATTATATGAATCTTTACAAGGTCATAGTAAAATACTTCATGCTGAACTTGGATTATACTTAGATTTATTTCCTTTTAAAAATAGAAAGTTAAGAAGAAAGAAAGAGTGGCAATTATACCTAAAAGGTATTATGAAATACTTTGCTAGGATAGCTGGGGTACCTAGTAGTGGAGGAGTGGGATTTGTATCTATACCTGTACCTAGTACAAGTCATTTTATTTCTGATGGTGGAAGTGGTGATGGTTTAAAATTACAAGGAATGACTTTAAATATAAATATTGAAAAGAGACATAGAGATACTAAACCTAAAGAGATATGTTATTTTTCTAAACATAATGGTAATGGGAATGTTTTACTTCATTTAGTTGTTTCAGATGGAAGTAATGGTTATTTTGAGTATATATTGGATTATTCTTACTTCTATAGAGGAATTAGTAAAGATAATACAGCTAAAGGTATAGGTCTTGGATTAACTCTCGGAGATGCTCTGTTTAACTATATGAATAAAACACTTTTTGATGAATATATGAATGTATTTAAAAATGAGTTAATAAAGTATATTCATATTTCATCTACTAAAAATATAGATGATCATGGAAATAACCTTATATCCTATTATCTTTCTTATGATAATATTAGTAATTTTCCTCTTATAAATAATTTTAAATTCAGCATTAAAGAAGTTAAAAGGATAGCAATAGGTTCTAAAGAGGATAAGGCTACTCCTCATCAACCATCTGAAAAGATTAGTAATTCTGTACTTAGAGGAGAAATACAGAACGAAGCATATAGGTTTATATATGAGTTATCTCCTAGTGGCAGTGAGGGTGTAATAAATCCTTATGAGAGAATAGATGATTATGTCTCTTTAGTTAGCAATAGTGGTAGTAATTTTTGGAATAATATTTTAGATTATAATAATACTGATATTTGTTGGGAGAATAATACAAAGATATATGATAATTTAAATAGTCAAAATATCCATCCTAGGTTACCGATGCCGATTGGGTTATGGAATTCTATACCTTATAGAGGAAAATTTGTAGCTTATAACTCTTCACTATTGATTAGGACTTATAATAAAGAGACAGTAAAAGTAAAAAAAGGATGGGCTAAAGCTCTTGGACCACTTGTATCTATAGTAACTGCTATTGTAGCTGTTGCTACTCAGCAGTACTACCTAATCGCTGCTGTAGGTCTAGGAACTGCTGCAGTTGGTGCTATATTAAAAGTTGATTGGCTAACTACTGTAGGAATAAGTATGGCAACTGGAGCTATGTTAGGTAGTGGTATAGAAACTATAATGACTGGTAATCTTAGTGCTGCTATAGGAGGGAGTTTTACTAGTCCTATGTTTTATTTAGGTATGGCTTCTAAGATAGCTGTAAATTTACATGGAATGAGTTTAGAGAATAAAATAAAAGGTATGACTGAGGATTTAAAGAATAAGGAAAATAAATGGGAAGAAGAGAAGAGTAATAGAATTAATCCTATGGGAGGAATAAATAAAACTAGCTCTGGTGGGGATGAGGATTTTGATATGTACTATAGTATTACAGATCAAGAGATGTTATATAATGCTATAGAGATGTCTATAGACACTGATAAGAATTCTCAAGTATTTAATGGTACTAAATATGATAATACAAGGATAGTTTAAAATCCATATGTAATAAAAAATCCCCAAATTTCAATTAAAAATTTATAGTATATCG